GGCGGCCGTGAGGTCCGTCAGCGTCGCCAGCTACCCGCCCGAGCCGGTCTTCGGCCACATGCGCGCCGGCCTGGCCCGCGTCGCGCTTGGACGGCGAGTCCGTGAGCCTGGCCGGCTACCGCCTGCGCACCTTCCTGCTCCGCGGCGCGGCGTGCGCCGGCTGCGGGCTGGCCGGGGACCGCTTCCGCAAGGAGCGGGGCCACCCGGGCGAGGAGAACCCCCACCTCAACCTGTACGCCCGGGCCTTGGCCACTAGCCCCTTACTCCGCCGGAACCGCGCGCATAGCCCATGTCATGGAGTAGACTGCCTCCCTTGATCTATCTCCATGACCGAGCCAACTACGCCGTCCACCGCCCCGGACCTAAGCGCCTCCCGCCAGTCCATCCACCACTGGTGGCCCCCGGTCGTCCTCCTCAGATACTCGTCCATGGTCACCTTCAGCCTGCCGGCGCACTGCTCGGCAAACGCACGAACGACGACCTCAAGGGCGCTTCTTTGGTTGTCCAGGGTCTCCAGCCGGACCTCGGCCTCCGGCTGGTAGGGGCTGTGCGCCATCAGGTACGAGCGCCTCGTAGCCCACCTCTCCGGGCAGCTCTGAAGGATGGCGAAGGCGGAGCTGAGCCCCAGGCCGTCCACCACGCACGTCACCCGCAGGCCGCGCTCGGCCGCCGCCTCCAGGGCCTTGACCATCTGGTGGGCCAGGACGACGCTGCCGCCCGGGGAGTCGATCTCCATGACGGCGGTCTTGTGCCCCGCGTCGAGGTGCTCCTTGAGCCACCCCCTGAGGGCCGCGAAGTCGGTCACGTCGATGGGCCCGACCAGCCTCCACCGGCCCGGGCCGGCGGGGGCCTGGGCCCCCTCCCCGGGCTCCTCGTCCTGGCCGGCGGCCGGGGCGGCGTCGGGGCGGGCGGGCCTGGGCGCGCAGCTAGACGGGCCGCAGGCCCGGGGGGCCGCCAGCTCCTCCGGGATGGGCATCCGCCACCCCGCCCTGAACCTGCCCGCCACGTGGCCGGCGTACAGCCCGGCCAGCAGGAGGGCGGCCAGCAGCGCCAGCCTCCTAATCAGGGACCCGCGCCTCGGCTTCATGCTCTCCTCCATGCTCTCCTCCTCCGGCTCGGTGCGTCTTCGTTTCCCCATCCTACCACCGGCCGGCCACCGGCCGCTACTCCCCGGGCCTGACCGGCTCCTCGCCCTCGTAGAGCGGGGGCTCCGGCGCTGGGGGCGCCCTCCTGGCGGCCATGGCTCCGGCGAACTTGCCGGCGACGTTCCCGCCGCAGAAGACGCCGTACACCCCGAGCAGCAGGAAGCACAGCTCGGCGAAGGCGGCCTCCGGCACCCAGAAGGCGGCGGTCACGGCCAGCAGCATCACGAAGACCCCGAGCCACAGCTTCCTGGACCGGGCGCCCCCGTCGTCCAGGATGCGGTGGCTAACGTGGCCGGCGGCGCCTGAGCGACTCAAGGGCGTCCTCCAGCATGAACCTGGCGATGAGGTAAGTCACCTGGACCGTCTGCCACGCCCGCCTGATCAGCTTCATCCCTACCCCCCCACGACCCTGAGCCAGAGCGCCTTCACGGCCTCGGAGACCGCCACCGCCGCGGCGCCTATGCCGAGGCCGATGGCCGCCTTCCTGCGGCCCCTGCGGCGCTGGGCGGCGGCCTGCTGGGCCTCCTCCACCCTCCCCACCCGCAGGTATAGCCCCTCCTCGGGGTCGGTGAGGCGGGCCAGCTCCCTGGCCACCGGGGAGATAAGCTCCTCCACCCGGGCCTGCAGCCGGTCGAAGCCCTCGTCCACCCGCCTGCCCAGGCTCTCCGCCTGGGCCTCCTGGCGCGCCACGGCGGCCGCCAGCTCGGGCAGGTCGGCCTCCAGCCTCTGGAGGCGGCTCTCGTGGGCGTCGTCCGCCACTAGCCTGGCTCCCGGGCGGTCGGCCGCAGCAAACCTCTCAGCGCGTCTGTAGGGACCGTCTTGATCCCCCCGGGGCCGGCCGTAACGTTGGCCCCCTCTCCTCGTGCCCCCTCCGGGGTCGGTTGCTCCGTGGCCTCGCGCCTCATGTTGAGGTACCGAGGGGAAGATTGACACCGAGGGGGCTGGTGTTTACGATACCGGCATGGACAGAACCAAGAGCCCCTTCATGTACGGGAGCATATTCGACGGCCTGCTGCGGGACGACCACTGCCGGTACGAGGACCGGGACGGCGATGCGGTCATCGAGGTCGAGCTGCCGGGGGTGCCCCGGGCTTCGTGCGCCCTGGCCGTCTCGGACGGGATCCTGACCCTGGCCTACGCGGGCAGGGGCGGGGACCGCCAGATGCGGTGGGACGTGCGCGGATTCGACCACGAGGGGGCGACCGCCTCCCTGCGAGACGGCCTGCTGACCGTCCGGGTGCCGCGCCTGGGCGGGTCCAAGACGCGCCGCATCGAGATCGGATGACGTACCCGATGCTGAGGAGGGGGGACCGGATCCGCCTCCCGCGGGAGAGCTTCGAGGACCCGGACTCGCTGCCCGAGGGCTGGGCGGAGGGCTTCCGGCCCATAGCGGAGGTGGCCGTCGTCTCCCGCGGGCTGCTGGCCGTCCGGTTCGAGGACGGCACCCGGGCCAGGGTGCCGGTGCACGCGGCCTAGGCCGCCAGGACGACCGCCACCCCGGCCGCCCTGGCCCGGCGCACCATGTCGGCCGTGCCGCGCCCGCCGGGGAAGGCCACCACCAGGTCGGGCCGGCCCTCGTCCAGCATGCGCTGGTTCCGGATCGGTCCGGCGGCCCGCCCGTCCCTGCCCCAGTCGGCCGGGAAGGCCGCCTCGGCGACGCCCCGCGACCTGGCCCAGGAGCCGGCCATCTGGTCCGCCCCCACGGCGGCCCCGTGCACGATCACGTACGGCACCGTGGACCGGGAGTGGCACACGGCGTCCAGGACGCGCTCCATGGCCGGCTCGTCCGCGTACCGCCTCCCGCCGCACACCAGCACCCTCATCCTCCCATGCTAGCACGACTTGACACGCAGGCGCGGCCGGGGCAGAGTAGCCCCCATGGCGAACATCAAGAGGGTCCGCGAGCTGGTCCATCGGGCCATCGAGCGCGAGGGAGCCTACCCCATCTACGGGAACAACACGTTCGACGGACGGGGCGGCGCCTGCCTGCTCTGCCTGTGCCTCGTGGGGGACGGCAAGCGCCGCGCAGACGGGGAAAGAGGGGCGAGCGACCCCCTGCAGGGCTACTGCGTGGAGGCGGCGGCCTCCATCGGGATCACGTACCGCGAGGCCCAGGAGCTGGAGAGCAGGTACGCGGCATGGAGCAAATCGGGGGACGCTCTTCCCGCCCTCCAGGACATGTACGACCTGGGCCGACGGCTCCGCGGCGACTACCTGCTCACGCAAGAGGAGGACCGACCATGAGCATCGTCAGGACCGCGGAGGAGGAGAGGGCCCGGAAGGTGCCGTCCCTGTCGCCGGCCGAGCTGGAGGACGCCAAGCGCCTGGTGGAGCAGCTCCGGGCGCAGGTGGCCAAGAGTCGGGCCAAGCTGGAGAGGGGGCTGCACCGGCAGGGGCCGCGCCACTACGGCAGGCTGCTGGCCCGGCAGCAGGGGCGGCTGGACGCCATCGGGACGGCCCAGCAGCGCCTCATGGGGCTGGAGCACGTCATCGCCAGGAACAGCTAGGCCGTCGGGCCCGGGATAAAAAAGAGCCGCCCGGGACTCCTGGTCGGGGGCGGCTCCGTGCGCCTTAGGGGCGCCAAGTTCTGCTTGGAAGGTTACGGGAGGTCGGTGCTGGTCGGGTGCTCCGCGTTCGTCGTGTTTTCGTCGTCGATCAGGATTCCGACGGCCGTGATCGTGTACTCGGTGAGCTGCCTGGCGCTGAGCGTCGTGCTGTAGCCGGTCGGGCGGATCTTGCGGATCTTCGCGATGCGCCCGTCGCCCCCGCCGGCCTCAAGCTGGCGGTCGATGACGGCCATCTCCAGGTACTCGTGGGTGAGCAGGTCCACCAGGTTCGGCACCTTGCCGTCCTGGTGCGGCCCGTGCCCCACCGAGCGCCAGGCGCCCAGGGTGAGCTGGACGGGCTCCATGTGGGTGTAGTCGATCTCCGAGGGCGAGTACCGCCCCAGGATGTAGACCGCCTGCGTGCCGTACTGCAGGGAGTACGACACGTTGTTGAAGATGCCGATGACGTTCGCCTTGCCCGTGGCGGGATCGACGATGGCGACCTTCGCGCGGGCGCCTGAGACTACCTTGGGGGCTGCCATGTTGCGTTACCTCTCCGCTCTTACGCGCTCTGCTGGACCTGGGTGATCTGGAACGTGATGGGCACGAACGCGATGGCCGTGGCCAGCTTCACCTCGGCCTGCACGATCATGGTGTTGCCCCGCACCTGGATCTTGGCGTTCCGGAAGCCCTTCGGGGCGTCGTCCGAGGCCGCGATGAGCTTCAGCCGGCGCAGGTCCTCGAAGATGCCCTCCAGGACCGTGAGGCCGACCGAGGCGCCGACGTCCGCCACCGACTGGCCGACGATCGCCTTCTCCATCCGGGTGGCCGCCGTGAGGGCGACCGTGTCGGCCCCGTAGACCGCCTGCACGCTGTTGAAGACGAAGTTGTCGTCCTTGCCGTAGGTGGTCTGGTCGGACACCCACACGAAGCCGCCGCCCTCGTCCTTGCGGACCGGGAGCAGGCCCGAGAGGAGGGCGTCCTCGACCGCGCTGTCGCTGTTGGGGTTGAACGACCCGTCCGCGTGCACCGCGCCCGAGACGTTGATGCCCTTCCGCATGATGCTGCGGTAGAAGCCCGCCGCCTGCATGGCCGCGGCCTTGACCGCGAACATCCAGGGCCGCTGCTGGACCACCGTGCCCACCGAGTTCGGCGTGCGGGCGTCCTGGAACGTCATCGAGCAGCGGAAGCTGGCGACGTTGGACGCCGCCTCCTTGTCGCTGTCGAAGTCGCCCCGGTGCGACAGGAAGGCCTGCCGGTTGCGGCGCTTCTTCAGCGTGGACATCGAGAGCACGTGGCTCTTGACGTTGGCGTTGACGCCGTCGATGGTGTAGGTCGAGCCCGAGTCCGTCAGGCCGTCCGCGACGTCGTCCGCCGCGTCGTTGCTGAACAGGGGGACGACGAAGTTGAGCCTCACCGCCTCCAGGGCGACGCAGGCCGCCAGGACGTCGGCGTCGGCCGTGGCCCCGCGGGTGCCGCCCGAGAGGAAGGCCGCGGCGGCCGGCTGCGGGACTCCCGCGGCCTCCTGGGCCTCGGGGTCGTTGAGCTGCACCAGCACCGACTCCTGGACCCGCTTGAAGAAGCGGTAGGCGTCCTGCTTGATGCCGCCGGTCTTGGCGCCGTACGTGGTGCCGATGCCGGTGCCCGCCGTCTCGTCGAGCGAGGTGGCCGGCTGCTGTCCGAGGACCGCGGTCCCGGCGGACGCCGTGAACCCGGTCAGGGTGCTGAGATAGGCGGCCAGGTCGGCGATCGTGCCGAAGTCGGCCAGGGTGATGGGGTCGGGGCTGGAGCCGGCGCCCCCGACCACCGTGATAGTCATGACGCCGTCGGCGATGACCACGGTGCCGTCGGTGCCCTCGTATCCGAGGCGCAGGACGACCGGGCCGCCCGCCGTCAGCTCCTCCGTGATCGAGTCGAGCTGGCGGGAGACCGTCAGCATCGGCACGTACTCCGAGGCGGAGTAGATGACCGTCGGGGCCGCCGCGGTCGAGATCCAGTCCACGGGCTCGTCGGTGAGGGCGTAGGCGTTGTAGGTGAACCGGCCGGTGGCCGTGGTCAGCTCGTTGACCTCCATGCTCTTGCCGACGCCGTCGTACGGGGTCGGGCTCTCGTCGTTCGTGATCGTGACCGGGGAGTAAGCCACGAGGTCGGCCGTGGTCGAGGTGATGGCCACCGCGCCCACCGCCACCGGGGCGGTCTTCTCGTTGCCCACCGCGCCGTCGGCGTCGAGGAGCTTGGTCGCGCTGATGACCGTGCTGGTCGCCGCCGTGACGACGTACGAGCCGGCGTTCTGGCTGGAGCCGCCCTCGATGACCGACCCGGTCGGGATGTACATCAGGTCGCCGACCGACGGGGTGGTGGTCCACGCCGTGGACTTGGTGACCGTGACGTCGAAGCCGCTCACCACCGCCAGGGCCAGGGTGCCGGCCACGACCGTGATGATGCCGCGGTTGACGCCGCCGGTGGCCGCGACGCCCGCGAGGGCGCCGACGCCGGCCACGAAGGTGTCGGGCATCTCGTCGGCCGCGATGCTGTAGAGCAGCGACGAGGAGCCGGTCAGGCGGATGCTGATGTCGGTGGCGACCGTCGGGGGAGCGAAGGTGAAGGGGCCCGAGGTCGGGGGGTCCTCCTCGGTGACCGCCTCGACGGTGCGCGAGATCAGGTTGCCCGGCTTGCCCGGCATGCGGGCGACCAGGTCCATGGAGTCCCCGCCCCAGTTGGTGAGGGACGAGGAGGCCGCGGCCGACACGTTGGTCTTGACCAGGACGATGCGCTGGAACGCGCCCTGGATGTCGGGGTCGTTCGCGGCGGCCATCGCCTCGCGGCACGCGTCAACGAGCGGGCCCGAGCCGTACTTCGCGACGATCTCGGCGAGCTGGTCGGGGCCGAACGCGTTCTCCTGGAGGTCCTCCTCCTTGGTGAAGTCCGGGCCCTGGTCGGCCTCGCCGATCACGGCGAGGACGCCGACGGTCGAGAGGCCGGCCGAGCTGCGCTCGACCTTGGTCTGGGCGTAGGCGCCCGGGATGATCAGGACGCCCGCGTCGGTGGGGAATGAAAGTGCCATCTGTTCTCTCCTCTTAGATTGCTTCCTGAACTAGCAGGCGCCCGAGTGCTCCGCCTTGCGACACACCGAGCATCTCTCGAACTTACCCAGCACCCTGTCGCCCAGCTCCTTGCGGGCCAGGTGTCCCCCGTGGGGCATCTTGGTCGGGCTCGAAGCGATGGAGCGGAAGTTGCCCAGCTCCTGGTTCACGTGCGCGATCGAGCCCTTGGGGGCGGTCATGCCCGGCAGCTTGGGGCGCTTGGTGTTCATCGCGGTGACCAGGTGGGTCATGTCCGGGTCCGGCTTGCCCTCGGCCTTGGCGGTCGGTTTCTTCACCTCGGGTGGGATCTTCGTCGTCCCCAGCTCCTTGCGGGGCTCCTTGTCGAACTCGGTGGCGGGCGCCGGGTCGGCGGCCAGGGAGCCGGTCTTCGGGCGGGGGCCGGCGGCCCTCCATGCCTTCGCCATCTTCTTCGGGCCCCTGTCCGACGGATGGAGGACCGTGGGCTCCCGCTCCATCAGCTTCGAGACCACGTCGTCCGGCGGGGATGTGTGGGACCAGCCCATGCCGCAGTTCCGGCAGCGGAAGTGCTCCTTCGACCCGAGGTTGCCCAGCAGCATGCCGGGGCCCGAGCAGGTCGGGCACGAGGGGCCGGCGGCGAGGTCGTCGTCCTCGGACTTCGAGACCTTGGAGCCGGCGGCCGCCATGCGAAAGTGCTCCGCGTACACGCGCCGGGTCTCGTCATCGTGGTGGTCCCCGAGGTGTCCGTGGTCGCGAGACATCGAATAGTGGTTGTTGATCACGTGGTTGGACGGATGTACCGTCACGTGGGCCGGCGACGATCCGGCCATCCTGCGTCGAAACCCGTCCCCGTCGAGCGCGGCCCGGGCCTTGATCTTGGCGTGCTTGTCGTCCTCGGCCATGGCCATCGGGGTGGCGGCAGGTCCCGTCGGCGTGGACTGCACACCGTAGCCCATGGCGGCGTTCTTCTTCATCGAGTCCTTGTGGATCTTCCAGGCGGCGGCGAAGGCCTTCTCGGGCTCACCCGGGTACTGCGCCTTCAGCTCGTGCATCCTGGCCTCGCTGAAGCCGGGGGGCGCCTTCTTCTCCAGCTCGGCCTTGGCCAGCTCCTCGGCGGCCGACAGCTCCCTGAGGTGCGCCTCGTGGTCTTCAAGGGCCTTCTTCAGGGCGCTCGCAAGACCCTTCCTCACCCCGTCAAAGGACCGCGTAGCTGCTGGCTCACTCATCCGGATTGGTCTCCCCCGCTTCGGGCATGAAGATTGTCCGAGGGTTGACAACAAATCGGTCGGAAAAACTACACGATGGCGCGACGACCCTTACAAGACCGCGCGACAATCTGGAGGACATGATCGAACAGTTCCGCTGCACCCGCTGCCTCCAGACGAAGCCGAGGGCCGACTTTCATGAAAACCCCTCTAGCCGAGCAAGAAGGCCGGTGGTGTACGTTTGCAAGTCATGCCGCACAACCGTCCGGACCCAGAAAAGGCTGTACAAGTACGGGACCGTCTGCGTTACCTGCAACGAGCCTGGGCCGACGTACGACGACAAGTGCGGTAAATGCTTGAAGAGATGCGGGTTGAAATACTGTCGCTCCTGCAGGAGAGTCCAAAGCCGCACCGAGTTCTACCCCCACAGGGCCATATGTCTCTCCTGTGAGAAGTCCCTGGATAGACGCACCGAGACGTACATGGCCATCCTGGAGAAAAAACGAAAAAGGAAGGAAGAGGTCCGTCTTAAGCAGTGCGTCACGTGCAGAAAAACCAAGCCGAAGGACGAGTTTTACCGAAGAGACGAGTGCACTACCTGCTCCGACGCGGTGTCTGACGAACAACACAGGGATCGATACCGAGGCTGGATGCTGCGCAAGCTGTACAACCTATCTCTCGACGACTACGAGCGGATGAAGCAAGAGCAGGGCGGGGTCTGCAAAATATGCAAGGGTTCCAGTTCGACGAAAGCCCTCGTGGTCGATCACTGCCATCTTTCCGGCAAGGTACGCGGGCTCCTGTGCCATAACTGCAACACAGGCCTGGGCATGTTCCGCGACAACCCCATGACGATGAGGTCGGCAGCAGACTATCTGGGTTGAGGGCCCAGAGAAGTCAGCGGAAGGCACGGACATCGATCGACGTGGGGCGCCACCCCCCCGCCGCACGCTGGGCAGATCCAGCCCCTAGCCTCCACCTGGGGACCAAGGGGCGTGAAGGTCACCCACCCCGCCATGTGCCGAGGGCACCGCCCGCACGTCGAGCCCATGCAGGCCAGGCACGGCCCGATCGGCAGCAGGTCCTGCGACACGATCTCGGCTCCGACCGCCCCCGGCAGGGGGCGGCAGTTCTATCCTCACCGCTCCGTCCATCCCTCTATCCCTTTTTCTGCCGCAGCAGGTCGTGCTCGCCCCTCAGCCCCATCTCCGCCGCCGAGTTCCGCACCGCCCCGAGGGCGACCTCCAGGGGGACCTGGTGGGCGTGGGGCTGGAACCCCTCGTCCCCCGGCTCGCTGAGCCTGCCCGTAACCGCCCTGTGGACGGCGTCGTGGAGCACCGTGTTATACTCGCGGTTGAAGTCCTGGTCCGAGGCGTGCACTCCGATCGACGCCAGCAGCTCGCGCTGCTTGTGCGCCGCCAGGTGCTCCCAGTGGACGGCCCGCATGGCCTCCCTCTGGGTCCTCTGCCGGCCCAGGCCGCCCATGCGCCGGCCCTCCCCGTAGACCTGGTTGACCTCGGGGTAGGTGAGGGCGTGGGCCAGCTCGTGCGTCTTGCGCCAGGCGTCCGTGTAGGCCCGGTGCCCTAAGTCCCCGCCCGAGCCCTCCTCGGGGTCCCAGATCATGAGGTGCTTGGTGTCGTAGTTCTTGTTGGCCAGGTCGGCCCGGCCGTGCTTCCCCCCGGCGTAGTAGGCCTGGTAGCCGTGGTGGGCCAGCAGGCGCTCCACCTCCGGCCCCTTGTGCTCCAGGCCGTGGTAGAACTTGAGGCTCGGCCTCGACCCGGGCTCCACCCGACCGTAGGGGGCCGCGAACCGTCCGTACTCCTTCGAGCTGCCCGCCACCGAGGCCTGCTCGTTGGTGGCGTGGGCCTTGCCGCCCCCGAACTCGTCCTTGCGCAGGCGCGACAGCGCCGACATCGAGGTGAGCACGCCGGGGCCCAGGTGGCGCTGGTGGCCGGGTAGGCGTGCGGGTGGCACGGCCTACACCCCTTGAGAGACAAGAGACGCCTGGTCGCTGGTGACACAATGCGTCCGGGTTCACCTTCTCCGCCATCGCTCATATTGGTCAGGCGCGCCCCCACATATCTCCAGTACGAAAT